GTATAGAGTCTTCCACTCCGAAAGAAGTGGTTGACTCTCTCAATGAGACAGTCTACAGGACAGCTTTTCTTGATACGGTCATAACCTTTCGGGACCTCCGTACTAAACTAGAAGAACTTCAAGTTTCATCTCTTGACTGGGATGGACTTGAAGCCCTTTGGTCGGAGATTCGAGCAATCGAAACTGACCTTGGGGCGTTACCAGTTCCTAAGAACATTCAGACGAGGTCGGGAGACAGCGTAAGCCGTCTTTCTTCCGAATCGAAGATTCTAAAGCGCTGGTACCGTCATTCTAGCACCTTTAGGGCTACTGTTGACCCATCTGGGCCAAAGGGGAAGGAGGATAACTAGAAGTTCATCACTTCGATGTTATGATTAGTATCTTGAGATCGGCCCTGAAAGGAGAGATCACAATAGGAGTTGAAATAGACCACCTAGTGATTTCTCACTGAAGTAGGATACTCAAATCGCTTCTCGAGAGAGAAGAAGAGACGCCGAATCGAAATTCTGCACGTCGCTCTCTATCATGAGCTCGGCCTTGAAGGGGGATCGATTATAAGAAGGACTTAAGAGTCCAATCTTCGATTCCCTGAAGTAAGATACCCAAGTCGCTCGGTAGAACGAGAAGAGACGCCGAATCGGTTATTTAATCCCGAATAGCTCGACGTGTAGTCTTATCGAATACTATCAGCAGTACCTTGAGATCGGCCTTGAAGGGTAATCCAAGAACAGGAGCTTTAATGGGCCACCTACTTGCTTATCTGAAGTAAGATAACCAAATCGCCTAACGAAAGTTAGGAAGAGACGCCGAACCGGACCCCGTCCGGATACTGCATACTCCTTCTCCATTGGGTGGAGACCTTGGTCCCTAAATCGAGGTATCAAGATAGGCGGGATGAACTTGGTAACAAGGAAATCCTTAGGTTGAGACTTCCAATAGGGGGTTGGAATCTCTTCTGATAGTGCCTAGATTGGAGTATGAAAATACTTCCATTCTAACCCAGAGGTTTCTCCGTCAAATTAGGACCAGGGTTAACAACCTGGTAACCTAATCAACATTATTGAAACGCATCTGAGCGTAGC